CTCTTAAATTAAAAAATGATTATTTATCAGAATCTGTTTTACTTGAAGATCAAATTAATCAAGATAAAATACTTTCTGTAAATAAAAAAGCTGCAAATAAATTTTTAAAAGAAAAAAACAATGCTTACATAAAAAAATATTCTGCACTAGCAAGTAATAGTGCTGTTAAAACAATGTTTACAAATTCAGCTTTAGCTGATGTATCAAAACAAATTGTTAGTGTTGATGCTGAAATATCAAAAAATATTTTAGTTCAAGCAGATGAAGTATTTATTGATGCAAAAGAAAAATTATTTTCAAAAGCATATTTAAAAGGTGGAATTTATAAACAAACTTTACAAGTAGATACAGAAAAATTAATTATTGATTCTTATAAATCAAGAGTATCTGCTCCAGAATTAGAAATAATGTTAGGTAATGTTAAAAGTGAAATTGATTATTTTGATGGGATGCAAGATGTTCAACAAACTCCAAGAGCAGCATTTTATGCTTTAAAAGATGAAAAAAATTATGAAGGTATAACTACAAAACAAAGATTTGATTTAATAGAAAGAGCGTCAGTAGTTATAAGAGACCAATTAACTACAGAGTGGAAAAATTATACAGCTATGGTTGATGCTGGAAAAGTACCACCAGAATTTAATATGAAACTTGCACAAGAAGTTTTTGGGGGAGAAATGGCTCAAAAAATGTTACAAGAAGAAAGTGTAAGAAAAGATGCTGTTGTTAATACATCACTTATTATGACATCACCTCAAAAAGATGTAAATGAATTAGTTGAAAATATTATAGCTGAACAATATGAAATGTTTGATGAAATACCTGCAGCAGCAAATGAAAAATATTATAGAAATATTCTTAATAAAAGAAATGAAGCGTTATTATCAGACCCAGTACAATTTATTCGTAGCACTAATGATAATATTAATTCTTTATTTGAAGAAATTCAAAATGATACTAATGCAGAAAGTAGATCAAAAAGTTCAATAATATTATCTCAAGAATTAATTAAAGAACAAAAAAGATTAGGTGTACCATTAGAAAATCAAAAAGTTATGTCAGATTCAATGGCTTTAGGATTTATAAAAGAATATAATGATTTAGGTTTTGAAGGTAAATCAAAAGAAAGACAACTTAAACTACAAAGTTTAGAATTTCAATATGGAGATTTATCAAACAATGCACTAGAACAATTAATAAAAGCAGGTTTACCTACTGGTGCTGAATCTGCACTTGTTCTTGGAGATGCAAAAACTTTTGATATATTTATGAGTTTTGATGATCCAGAAAAAGTAAAAGCAATAACAAATTATTTAACAGATCAAGATGATCCAGATATAAGTTTAAAAAAAATTAGAGCTGCTATAGTTTCTGAAAGTGATTTTAAAGATATTGATAATATAATTAGTAGAAATACTCCATTTAACAATAGTAAAACATTAGTAAAAATGGATCAAATAAAAGAAACTTTATCTTTGTATGCTGCTAATTTAATGCGTAACAATCCGGGTATGAGTGTAAATAATGCTGCTAAAGAAGCATCATTATTATTTTCCGATAATTATCAAATAGAAGATACTTATTATTTTCCTAAAAACATTCCGGGTATAAATCAAAAACAAAGAGATTTTACAATATCTAAACTTGAAAATATAAAATTTAATTATATTAAACAACATTTTAAACCTGTAGCTTATGAATCAAGTGTAGAAGGTAAAACTGATTTAGAATTAACAGAAAGAATGAATTACAATATAATAGAAAATGGAGAATGGAGAAATCATCCTAATGGAGAAGGATTTGTTTTTGGTATTGTTCTTACTGGTAATTCTTTTGGTATACTTAAAAATGAAGCTGGAGAAGAATTGTTTGTATCTTATGATGATGATAGTTTAATTTTACCGGGTGGTTCTAATACTATAATTGATATGAGTATTCCTACTGAACAACAGAAAAAACAATTTAGAGGTTACTATGGATATGCAGATAAAATGAAACAAGAAAATACTACTTTTGGAAAAAGAAATAATTTAGATAATAATGAAATGCAAAATGCTTTAGAAGATTCTGGTGCATCAACTGTAGAAATATCTAATGTATTTTCAACTGCTGCAGAAGCATCTGAAATGCCAATAGTTGATTCAATAGATACATGGAATAAATTTTATAAAACAGAAACTAAAATTGTTAATGGTAATGCTGTTCAAATGACACAAGAAGAAATTAAAATTCAAAAAGATAAAGCAACTAAAAGATTAAAAAATGGTAACTATAATATTCCACCAGAAGCAAAATCTTCTATTGATATAGCAACTAATATATTTGCTGGTCAAAATGGAATTAGTAAAGAACAATTAACTAAATTACTTTCTGATATTGGACAAATAGAATCTCAATATAATACAAAAATTCAATACAAAGGTGGACCAGCAAGATCATATTGGCAAGTAGAAGCGGCATCAGCATTAGATACTTTAGAACAAAACGCAGCATCAAATAATCCTATATTTGGAAAAGATTTTGAAAAACAATTTGCAAATCTTATAAAAGGTAAATCTAATACAACAGTATTAAAATACTTGTCAAAATTAACTAATAGTCAAATGAAAAAAGAATTGTTAAAAAATAGTGATTTAGCTGCAACAATAGCTTTAGGTATAGTTTTAAATAGACAATAATATGGCACAATTTGGTTTTGGATTAAACATAAACGAAACAGCACAAGAGAATGGTTATGATTTATATAAAACCACCCTTCGTGAATCATTAGGTGCAACTGCTGCAGATAATTGGAAATACAATCCCTTTCAATCTATAAAAACATATTACAATTTAGAAAATGCAAAAAGTATGTCTCAAGAACAAGACATATCTCCAATTAACAGAAAAGAATTAAATAAAGAATATTCAAATTTAGGTTTGTATTTTGAGCAAGATGAGTATCAATCAGTTGTTGATATTATGGTAACTCAAAAAAAAGAAGAACTTGAAAGACAAAGTATTATGGCTAGAGGTCCAAAAGGTTCTTGGAATCCTTTATCTGGTGGATTTTATGTTGGTGCTGCAAAACTTGCAGTAGGTATTGGTACAAGTTTTCTTGATCCTATAAACATTGGAGCTTCATTTATTCCTGTATTTGGACAAGCTAGATTTGCAGCAGTTGCTGCAAGAACAGGTTTTAAAACTGCAAGAGCAGTTAGAGGTGGTGTTGAAGGTGCTGTAGGTGCAACACTTTTAGAGCCTATAGTTTATGGTTCTGCTCAAAAAGTACAAGCTGATTATGATTTAGTTGATAGTTTTATGAATATTGGATTTGGTACAATTATTGGAAGTGGACTTCATGTAGGTGCTGGTGCATTAAAAGATATAGGTACTGCTCAAAAATTTGAAGCACAAGTTATAAAAAATAAAGAAAATTTAGATGCAGGTAAAGGTGGTGAGCCAGAGTTAAATTTATATAATCAATACTATCCTGTTAATGGTGAGTTTATGATGAAGTTAGAAAAAACTGATCCAAGAACTAGAGAATTATTATTAGCAAAAGCAATAGGAGATTTATCATTAGAAAACCCTGTCAATGTTTTAGATACAGCCAACGCAGATGCAGTTATTAGAGAGGGTACAGCAAATCCAGTTACAACAGAAGTTAAAGCTACTACTAAAAATACTTTTAATGATACAAATATAACTCCAGTTAATAAAAATATTGATAATTTAAGTTCTGCTGAAAATGATATTGTAATAAATCGTGAATCTCAAGACTTACTTAATTTAAGAAATAAACAAACAGAACAAGGTTTAAATTTAAAAACAGATTTTGGTAATGAAGGAATACCAGATGTTTTAAAAAATACAACAGAAGCTCTTGATGATATTAATGCAAACTCAAAACAAGTTGAAGAAGCAGTAGCAGACTTTATTAACTGTACAAATGGAAATACATAATTATGGCTAAAAATATTTGCATAACAAGAATAGAAAATTTATTAAAAAAATCTTCCATTAAAACTGTAAAAAAAGAAGAAATAATGAATACGATAAAAACAGTAATGGCAGAAAAAAAACTATCATCTATTAATGAAGTTGATGTAGATGCGGTGGCTAAAGATGTTACCTCACAAATGAAACTTCAAAAACAAAAAGATAAAATAAATGCTATAAAAGATGAAATAATAGTAAGAAAATATCAAGAAAGAATTTTAACTAATTTTGATGGCAATGAATTTGAAGGATTAGCTTCAATATTAGTAGGATCAAACGATCAAATAACTGGAGCAAGAGATTCAGTTTCTGTTGCACAAACTTCTGCAATAGCAAATTTATTTACTGAAGCAAATCAAGCATTTAAAAAAGAAGGCGTGTTTCTTTTATTTAAAGATATGGATGAAAAAACTCAAAGAATAGTTAATAGAACTGTTGAAGAACTTGCTGCTGAACCTACTTTAACAGAACAAAGACTTGGACAAAAACCTAGAGTAACAGAAAAAAATCCAGAAATTATAAAAGTTGCAAAAGTTATGCACGAATTTTCTGAAAACCTTAGACAAACTTTAAATGCTAAAGGAGCAAATATTCCTAAAATGTGGGGATGGGTTGTTAAACATAGTAATGATATGTTTGAAGTAAGATCAGCTGCTAATAGATTAGGTTTAAAATTAGATGATATTAAAGTTGATCCAAATCTAAAAGGTACAGATATAAATTATAATAAAAATTTTACTGCTTGGAAAAATTTTGCAATGCAAGGATTAGATGGAGATAGAACATTTGCTAATACAGATAATATAGATTCATTTATGCTTAATGTTTACAATACATTAGTTGGTAATAAAATTCAAATGGCTGAAGGTGCTAGTAGTATTTATGGTTCAAGAAATTATGCAAAAGGAGCTGGTGCTAAAAGAATACTACATTACAAAACTGCAGATGATTGGTTTAATTATCATTTAAAATTTGGAACTGGAACTTTACAAGAAGCATTTTATTCTGGAATAATGACAGCTGGAAGAAATATTGGAATGATAGATAGGCTTGGAAGTAAACCTATGGATAATTTTGAAAAAATTAGATTAGGTGTTCAACAAATTTTAATAGAAAAAGGAAGAAACACACAAGCCATAAGTAGTTTTCAACCATTTAAAAAATGGATGAATGTTGTAGATGGTTCTATTTATACAGTTGATAATTTTGCTTTAGCAAGATTTGGAGCAATAGGAAGAGGTATTGGAAATGTATCAAAATTAGGTGGTGCTGCGGTTTCTGCTACAGCTGATTTAGCAATTTATGGATCAGAAATGAAACACCAAGGTGATGTATTTTTAGGGTCTATGGCTGATGCAGTAGCAGCACTTGCAAGAATTAGACAAACTCCAGAATTTAAAGAGATAGGTGAAGGATTAGGATTTATGTTAGATGGTGTAATTACTGATATAGCTAGTAGAAGCCAAGTAGGTGATAATATGAGTAAAGGCATGACAGATATTCAAAGAACATTTTTTAAGTTAAATCTTTTAACTTGGTGGACTAATACTTTAAAAGAAAACGCAATGTTAGGAATGGCTAACTATTATGCTAAACAAAAAAATTTAAAATTAAATGAATTAAATAAACCTCTACAAAATTTATTTAATGTTTACAATATAGATTCTGTAAAATGGGATGTTATTAGAAAACAAGCAATGACCAAAGCAAGTGATGGAAGAGAATTTATTAATATTTCTCAACTAGATAATATTTCTGACCTTGATATGGAAAGAATTTTAGGAAGAAGTGATTTAAATAAATCAGAATTACAAATACAAAAAACAAATTTTAAATATTCTGTATCTGGAATTTTAATAGACAGATCAATTCATGCGGTCATTCAACCAGATGCTAGAGTAAAAGGAGTAATGACACAAGGACTATTAAAAGGAACTGGAATGGGAGAAGCTATAGGTTTTTTAGGTCAATTTAAAGGTTTTCCAATGGCTCTTGTTAATATGGTTGGTGGAAGAGAAATGGGTTTTATAAAAAAAGGACCAAATCAAGATATAGGAAGAGGTATAAGGGGAATGGGAGCTACATTTGTAACTCTTGTTATGATGGGTTATGTAGCCATGTCTTTAAAAGATTTATTAAAAGGCAAAGAACCTCGTGATCCAAGATTAAAATCAACTTGGTTTGCAGCGGCTGCTCAAGGTGGTGGACTTGGTATTTATGGTGATGTATTATTTAGAGAACAAAGAGATTCTGGTAGTATTGTTTCTGGAATTGTAGGACCGGGTGCTACAACTATTGCTGATGTTTTATTGGCTATAAACTATGGTATTCGTGGTGAAGGTGGTAAAGCAGGTAAAGCTGCTTATAGAGCAGTAAGTCAAAACATACCTTTTGCAAATTTGTTTTATATAAAAACTGCATTTGATTATATGATAGGTTATCAAATAATGGAAACTATGTCTCCGGGTGTATTAAAAAGAGTAGAAAGAAGAATGAAAAAAGACTATAACCAAGAATATTTATTTACAAAACCCTCAATAAAGAATAAAGGTTTTTAAGTTATGACAGTATCAAGCACAACAGTAAAAAATTCGTATTCGGGTAATGACAGTACAACTGAATTTGCCTACACATTTAAAATATTTGCAGACACAGATTTACAAGTAATTATCAGATCCTCTACAGGAACTGAAACAACCAAAACTCTAACCACGCA